GACATCATCCCGGAATGGTGGGCGACATCATCTCGGAATGGGTGGGCGACTTCAAATCGGAATGGTGGGCGAGATCATCTCGGAATGCTGGGCGACATCGAGCGGAATCCGCAGATCGACGGCACGAACGCATCTATCATGATCGGCGAGGCCGGCGAATTTATGGTTGGCAGCCGCACGCGATGGATTACGCCAGAGAACGACAACTTTGGCTTTGCCAAGTGGGCCTATGCCAATCGCGATGAGCTGATGTTGCTCGGCCCCGGTCATCATTTCGGTGAATGGTGGGGTTCTGGAATCCAACGCGGATATGGCTTGGAGAAGGGCGAAAAGCGATTTTCACTTTTCAATGTTGGCCGCTGGTCCAACAACGCAGAGCGTCCTTCGTGCTGTCACGTCGTCCCTGCGCTCTATATCGGCCCCTTCACCACAAAGGCTGTTGAGGAACAGATCGCTGTTTTGCGTGAAAGTGGATCGGTTGCGTCCCCCGGCTTCATGAAGCCGGAAGGCGTGATTGTTTGGCATGACGCGGCGCGTCAGCTTTTCAAGGTAACGCTCGAAAAAGACAGCGAACCAAAGAGCCTTCACGCCGCAGCGTAGCCACTAAGGAGCAGGGGAAATGAAAGCGCTTCTCGACCTTGAACCGGAAGACTGCCGTTACCCATTTGGTGACGGTCCTATCGTGTTCTGCGGCTGTCCGGCTGTTGCCGGCAGCTCGTACTGCCTGCCTCACAAAATCCTTTGCACGAAGGCTCCAGAGCACCACAGGCGGGGCGTTGATGCGCCTCACTTCTCTGCGCTGGTTCGGAAGGGGGCCGTCCCGGCGGTTATGGTCCTTGCAGATCGCGAGGAGTTGCCATGAGCCTTCCCAGCGACGAGTACATGACGCAGCCTCACATGGCGGCCAATGCCATGCGGGGATCTGCCGCGCTCCTGAATGCGCTCAAGGCGCACCATGATTTCAACATCTACGCCCCTGAGGATTGGAAGGCGCGGGAGCCCGAGCCCGAAGTTGAGCCCGAGCCCGTGATCGTTTTTCCTCCGGCAAAGCCGATCTGGTTTTCGTTTGACGACCCGGAGGAAAAGCCCGCCCCAAAGATCAGACAGATCAAGATGGCGGCTTGCGCGCATTTCCAGGTTTCGCCGATTGACCTGATTTCCAAGCGGCGCACGAAGGAGGTCGTGTATCCCCGGCAGGTGGCTTACTTCGTCGCGAAGTCGCTGACCACCCACACGTTGCCGGAGATCGCTCGCAAGTTTGGCGGTCGGGATCATACCACAATCCTCTATGGCGTGCGGAAGATTGAGCGCCTTGCACGCCAAGATTGGCGCGTGGCTTACGACGTCGCCCATGTGGAGGGCATGCTGTGAGCCAAGAACCCATCCTCAGGGCGCTTGTCGAGACCCGCCTTGCGTGGGGCCTGTCCTCGAAAGAGGTCGCAAGCCGCATTGGTTGCCGGCCTGACACATTCAGCCATATCGAGCGCGGCGACAAGCTTCCGAACTTCAAGGTGCTGATGCGCTGGGCAAAGGTGCTTGGCTATGACATCGGATTGCGATCGAGGGGTGTCACGCAATGAAACCTTCACCCCGAGAGCAACAGACCCTCGACTTCATCCGCCGCTATTCAGCCGAGTACGGCCATGCACCGTATCAATGGCAGATCGCGGCGCATCTGAAAACAGATTCCCGTGGCTTCGTGTGCCGCATGCTCGACAACATGCAGCGCAAGGGGATGATTTCCCGGCGCTATGGCTCGCCTCGGTCAATCGAGGTGCGCGCATGAAAAACTATGCACTTGGCCGGCTTCCCACGGGCCAGCGCAACAAGACCGAGGCGAGCTATGAGCAGACCCTGGAGCTACAGAAGCGCGCCGGCAACGTCCTCTGGTATCGCTTTGAGGGCCTGAAGCTGCGGCTGGCTGACAACACGTTCTACACGCCTGACTTCGCTGTCATGCGTGACGACGGCGTTTTGGAGTGTCACGAAGTAAAGGGCTTTTGGCAAGACGACGCCCGCGTAAAGATCAAAGTCGCTGCCGACACTTACCCCTTTCGGTTCTTTGCAGTGAAGGCGCTGCCGAAGAAGGACGGGGGCGGGTGGGAATTCGAACAATTCTGAGCAGGGGAACACCGATGGAAGCCGGGCATAATTCGAACGAGCAACTGAAGTCGATTGTCTCAAGGATTGAGAACATCGAAAGCGAAATCAAGGAGCGCAATAAGGACAAGGCTGAAATCTATCTGGAGGCCAAGGGCAATGGGTTTGACGTGAAAGCGCTTCGGGAGGCCGTCAAGCGCCGCCGCGTGAACGCCACCAAGCGGGCTGAGCACGAGGCTCAAGTTGATCTGTACATGGCGGCCCTCGAATCCCTGGTGGGCCCTGCGTGACTGCTACTGCCGAACTGATCTCGGCATTGGTAGCCGGTGGAATGGACGCTGCGGAAGCGGCGGGTCTTGTCGCGCGTGCAGCGGTCGAGATGACAGGCGCCCTGACCCGAAAATCTGCCGGGGCGGCCCGCCAGCAACGCTATCGTGAGCGTCACAAAGCGTCACAGCGTTACGCCCATGCAGATGGCGAAAGCGTAACGAAGCGTAACGAAAGCGTCACGCGTGACGCCGATGCAGAAGCGTCACCAAGCGTAACGAAGCGTAACGTTGTGACGGAAAGTGACGCCGGCTCTCTCTCTAAGAGAGTATTAGATAATAAAAAGGAAGAAAAAAAGAGAGAGAGGCGCGCAACCCAGATCGACGAAGGCTGGCGTCCTGATGACCGACGATGGGCCGAAGCCCGCCGAGCCCTTGGCGACGACGAAAAGGTTGAGCGCGAGCTTCGGAAGTTCACCAACCACGCGCTCGCAAACGGCCGCACAGCCAAAAACTGGGGGGCCGCGTGGGACAACTGGGTTGACCGTGCCGTGGAGTGGGCACCGAAGAACCAGCCGCCGTCGACCGCGAGGCCGATGACCGTTCACCAGCAGCGTCAACTTGAATCGAAGGAAGCTTTGGATGCCCTCCGCAATGCAAGCAGCCGAACAGATTTTGGGGTTCAGCGATACGATTCCGGCCATGGACAAGCAGGCGTTCATAGCGGGGTTCGTGGAGTTGTTATCGATCTATCCGCAACCCGTGATCGTGAGGGCAATGAGTCCGTCGCGGGGCCTGCCTTCCCTGGTGGCTTACCCCAACTTGGCAAAGTATCGGGAGCATCTTGACGCTTGGAACAAGGAATACTGGATCGACCGCGAGCGGGAAGAGAGGGCCAATCGCAAGCGCCTTCCCGAGCCGCCGCGCGATCCCGAAATGGAAGCTCGCATTGCGCAGGGCATGCGTGAGCTTGCAGAGCACCTGAAATCCGGCTTCTCGCCCAGCAGCGTCTAAGCATCACCACGGGGGACAAAATGGCTAGAACACGACGCCGGCAGCCGTTCAATCCGGCAGCGCACGACCGACGAACGACGGACCTGCTCCGCAATGCACAGGTTGCTCCGCTGGAGGTGGACGATCCCTTCGAGATCGGCGCCAAGCTGATCGTGATGCGCTCAACCCGAGACGATCCTCTCGGAGACATGCACGCAAGGGGATTCATCGACGAAGCGCAGTACAGTGCGGGCAGGGCGTTTCAGGGAGATTTCGAAGCTGCCGAACGTGGACCCCGAGCAATCGATCCAAGCAAGGAAGCCGTTGACGGCGGAATGGCTCCTGAACCAATTACGGAGGCTCAGCGCAAAGCCGCACGGCAACTGGCTGTCGTGTACCGGGCGCTTGGCCAAGACGGCTCAGCAATCGCCCATGACGTTCTGGTGCACATGAAAACCAGGGCGCAGGTTGCGCAGTCGAGAGGCTTTGTCGGAGAGCGGTGGGAACGCTACTATGGCCTGCGCTTTCGGGAATGTTTGGACTGCATGGCGCTGGTTTATGGTTTTGCGATGACCGAGCGCAGATTTTAACCGAGGAATCGATGACAGAAACCGAGAAGCTTTTCGCTCAATACACGCGCGGCGATTCCATGTCAGACCAAGAGCTGATCCAGCTTTTGAACGACGTCCGAGACCTTACGAAGGTCTGCAACAAGGCGCGACGCATCGTCGGCCACGCTACGGTCGGATATTTGAACGTGTTGGAAAGCAATTTACAGGGGCTGTACCAAGCTCGTCAGACGCGATCTTAGGCAGATATCCCCACACCCGTAGGCGGCAGTTGACGGACCAGCAACACATGTGCATATTGCCACCATCGAAGTGATTTGCCTTTAGCCCGCCCGGAGAAATCTGAGGCGGGCTTTTGCGTTCGCGCGGCGTCTCAGCCAAACCTCGACGCGGCACCTCCCCTGCCGAGCGCCGATTACGTGCGCAGCGCGTCACCATGGCGAGACAGCCGCGCGAAACCACTCAGGAGCCCCACATGGGCGATCTAGTCCGCATCTGCGATTACAAGCGCCGTGAAGAACTGAAGGCCCTGACAGAGCACGCCAAGCGCATTCTGGACAGCGTGCACTATCACGACACGGCACCCAGCGAGATGCCGCCAGTGCAGCCGAGCTACAGCGCGCCAGAGAGTGATCCGGCGTAATTTTAACCCAGCACGAGGAGAGAACCATGTTGAATGCGTCTGAAGCCGCCATCGAAGCCGAACTCAAGACCAAGGGGCTGAACGCCCCGCGCCTGACTCCTGATAAGATCGACGCCGCGATTGTTGGCGAAGAATACCACGTTTTCCCCGGCACGACCATGACGGTTTGTGCGTTGAAGCTGCGCAACGGTTATGTTGTGATTGGTGAGAGCGCGGCGGCTTCTCCGGAGAACTTTGACGAAGCGATCGGAAAACGGATTGCCCGCGACAATGCCCGAAACAAGATTTGGGCTTTGGAAGGCTATTTGCTGCGCAACCAGCTTTACTACGGCGATCATCCGCATGTTGGCAGCGCCATCAAATGAGCATCGTCACCGACTTCAAATCCATCAATCGCAAGCTCAACCGTCAAGACCAGAAGATTGAGTTTGAAAAGGCAAACCCCAAACCTAATTGGGGAATGTATTGTTTCGGTCAGAAGGAAGAGCCTTTCGACTGGACCGCGATCATCAACGTCAAGATCTGACATGGATAAGCCACGCCTATCCTCTCTCGCTCATCCTCAATGGCCCTACCAGGGCACAGCATGGGCATGGCGCGGGTTTGAAGAAAAGCCCAAAGACGAGCAAGAAACCCGATACCAGAAGCTGAATTTCGGCCCTGAGTTGAAATGAATGTCCGCTGATAAAACTGGCAAGAAACTGCGAGGCAAACCGTTCCAGCCCGGCAAGTCTGGAAACCCCGCAGGGCGGCCCAAGGGCTCGCGTAGCAAGCTCGCGGAGAAGTTCTGGGCTGACTACTACGCCGCATGGGAGACGCATGGAGCGCCCGCGCTGGAGCATGTAGCGGCCAATGACCCGAGCACCTTTGTGCGGGTTGCCGCGTCTCTGATGCCGAAGGAAACCGAAGTTACGTTGCGGACTGTAACGGCGAAAGAACTTCCCGACGATGAACTTGCAGCTATCGCGGTCGGAGGCGGCGAAGGAGCTGATGCGCCGCCGATCGATCCGGCGCAGCTTAACTGATTGGGCGAGAACTTGCGGGTTTGAGCCCGCCGCGCATCATCAGCTTCTCATTGAGGAGCTGGAGAAGGTAGCGAGGGGCGAGGTCTCCAGGCTGGCAGTGTTCATGCCGCCCGGCTCGGCCAAGTCAACTTACGGCAGCGTGTTGTTCCCGCCGTGGTTCATGGCGAATGCTTCGGTCAATGTTCTGGCCGCCTCGCACACGACGGAACTTGCCGAGAAGTGGGGCAGGCGGGTTCGCAATCTGGTCAATGAGCACTCTTTGACGCTGGGGATCAAGCCGGCGCCGGACAACCAGGCAGCGGGCCGCTGGGCGCTGACATCGGGGGCCGAGTATTATGCTGCGGGCGTGGGGACTGGTATTGCTGGTTTCCGCGCTCGGCTCGGCCTTATTGACGATCCTATCCGGTCCCGCCAAGACGCGGACAGCGAGCTTATTCGTGATCGCATTTGGGATTGGTACATTAACGACTTTAGGACTCGGCTGGTTCCTGGGGCCGCTGAGATACTGATCCAAACGCGCTGGCATGAAGACGACCTTGCCGGGCGAGCGCTTCAGCACAACGATTGGCGCGTGGTTTCGCTGCCAGCTATTGCCGAGGACAACGATCAGCTAGGGCGAAGGCCGGGCGAGCCGTTGTGGGCCGATGACAGCTATGGTTACGGCGCGCAAATTCAGGAGCTTCGCCGCAATACGCCGGCAAGAACGTGGTCCGCGCTTTACCAGCAGCGGCCGGCGCCTGAAGATGGCGATTATTTCAAACGAGAGTGGATTAGGCCATGCACGATGGCCAGTCTGCCGCCGCACAGCACTTGTCGATCCTATGGCGCGTCCGATTATGCCGTGACCTCAGACGGTGGAGACTTCACCGTTCACGGTGTTGTTTCCATAGATCCTGAAGGCAAGATGTTCCTGCGGGATGTTTGGCGTAAGCAGGCCGCATCTGACGTGTGGGTGGAAAAGTTTTGCGACATGGTTCTTGAGCACAAGCCGATAGCTTGGGCAGAGGAACAAGGCCAGATCCGCGCGGGCGTTGGTCCGTATATTGATCGCAGGCAGCGCGACCGCAAAGCGTGGTGTGTTCGAGAACAGTTTCCGACGCGCGGCGACAAGGCGGTTAGGGCGCAGTCCATTCGCGGCAGGATGGCGCTGGACGGCCTGTACGTGCCGATTGATGCGCCTTGGTACATGGATTTGGTGGCTGAGCTGCTTAGCTTCCCCGCCGGCAAGCACGACGACCAGGTCGATATGCTCGGGTTGATCGGCCAGCTTCTGGATCGAATGCTGATGGGCGAGAAGCCGAAAGAGCCCGAGAGGCCGAAAGACAGGACGGGCTACCGCCCGGTTGAAACCCTTACACAAGCGGATGACTGGCAAAGCTACTGATGGACACCGGATATAGCACAGCAACGACGCCGGTATCCGGGCCGTCCTCCAGCGCGGACAGTTCAACCAAAGGCAATCCCAAGAAGGCAGAGAGCGGCCTTTGGGACGTCGGCCGCTGCAAGAAGGCTTATCTCGACTACCTGTTCAACAAAACCCAGGAAATTGAGGAGCAGAAGAACGCGCGGCGCTATTACCACGGCGCCCACTGGACGGCTGAGCAGATCAAGGCACTGAAGCGCCGCAAGCAGCCGGTCGTCACCTTCAACCGCATCGGTCGCAAGATCGACGGCGTTGTGGGGCTGATTGAGCGCCTTCGCCAAGACCCGAAAGCCTATCCTCGCACGCCAGAGCACGAACAGGGCGCCGAGCTTGCCACCGCTGTCCTGCGCTATGTGCTGGACGAAGAGGAATGGAAGTCCAAAAGCCCCGAGGTCGCCCGTGATGCCGCTGTCGATGGCATTGGCGGCGTTGAACTTGAGATCACGCAGGGCGATCATGGGGACGCTGAGGTCTCGTTCGATATCGTTGAGCCGGATTCGTTCTTTTACGACCCGCGTTCGTATCGGAACGACTTCTCCGATGCGCGCTATATGGGCGTCGGCAAGTGGATGGACCTCGACGCAGCCATTGAGCTGTTCCCGGATCATGAAGACGAGCTTCGCGCGGTCGGCACGTACTCATCGGAGCTGAGTTCGAACCCTGATCGTGAAAAGCGCTGGTTTACCGAAGTTGGTTCAAAGCGCCTCGTTCGCCTGATTGAAATCTGGTACAAGCATCGCGGCGAATGGTGCTGGGCTGTCTTCACGGGATTCTCAATCCTGATGGAAGACAAAAGCTACTTTATCGACAACAAGAAAAAAACGTTCTGCAAGTACGTCATGTTCTCGGCCAACGTGGACCATGACGGCGACCGCTATGGTTTCGTCCGGAATATGAAGGATGCGCAGGACGAGTACAATCATCGCCGGTCCAAGGCGCTGCATCAAATCAACTCTCGCCGGCTGATCCTGGCGCAAGGCGCCGTGCAGGACATTGAGACGGTTCGCAGGGAGTGGGCGCGGCCTGATGGCGTCGTGGTGCTTCAGGGCGCCGACGTGGGGCAGGGCGCCAAAGCCGACGATCAGTCCTTTGACTTCGCCGGCCAGCTCAAGCTGATGGAAAACGCCATTGCAGAGCTTGAGAACTACGGCCCGAACCAGGCCCTGATTGGTGATCAATCCAACCAGTCGGGGCGAGCTATTCAGTTGCTTCAGCAAGCCGGCATGGCCGAGCTTGGCCCGTACATCATCGGCTATCGTGGTTGGAAATTGCGGCTTTACCGGGCCGTCTTCAATGCGGTGCAGAAATTCTGGTCTGGCGAACGCTGGATCAGGGTGACGGACGATCAGAGCGCGGTCAACTTTATCCCGGTCAACCAACAGCAGCTAGATCCCCGCACGGGACAGCCGACGATGGTCAACCCGTTGGGCTCGCTTGACGTGGATATCATACTCGACGAAGGCCCGGATTATGTCAACGCGCAGGCGGACCTGTACGAAGCGCTGGGGCAGTTGATGCCGCGTGTGGCTCAGTCTCTGAGCCCGCCGGAGGTTCGCGCGCTCACGGGCATCCTGATCGATTGCTCGCCCATTGACGCCAGCGCCAAGAAGAAATTCCGGGATGCCGCTCAGCAGGCAGCCCAGCCCGATCCGCTGGCTCAACGTGCCAAGGTGGCAGAGGTTGCCGGCGCAGAGGCCAAGGTCAAGGAAAGCGAAAGCAAGTCAATCCTGAACCTCGCCAAAGCCCATGAAGCTGGCGAGCCTGAGATGCAGCAGGGCGAAAAGAGCGACGGGATTGATCCGGGCCTCAAGAACCTGAAGCTCGCGGCTGAGATCGACACCGAACGCGCCAAGGCCAAGCACACCAATGCACAGGCGGCTAAAACCACCATGGACGCCGTGCTTGCGCCTCAGCAGGCCGAGCACCAGGCCCGCATGGACCGCGCCAACCTTGAGCAGAGTGCAATGGATAAGGCCGAGGACCGCAAGCTTGCGGCGCGGCAGACGAAGGAAACTGCCTGATGGCCACCCTTTACATTCGAGAGTTCGAGACAATCCCGCTGATTGGTTCGCAGCCTGCGCAGATTTGGGCCGAGCCCGGTACGGCTGACCAAACCATTACGCTGAGCGGGTCGTGTCAGTCCGTCACGCTGAATGCCAAGACCCGATATGTGATGATGTCTTCGGACGGCATCTATTCCTATGCGG